CCCTACTATGGCGTCGATTACGAGGAAGACCTGTACGACGCCTTCGATCAGACGGTGCCGCCCGGCGCCCCGCATCCCTCGATCTGGCGCATCCTGGTCGCGCCGTGCATTCCGAGGACGATGAGCAAAGGCGGGATCGAACTGCCTCACGCGGTCCGCGAGGCCGAGGAGCACCTGAACTATTTGGGGCGCGTCGTGCACATCGGTCCGCTCGCCGGCCGCTCGCCGAAGTTTCACATCATCACCAACCGCTTGCTCTACTGGCTCACCGCAGGCGCTTTCGGCTGGGTATCGGCCTGGGACTACAAGGTCGGCGACCTGATTCTATTCGGACGCTACAACGGGCAGAAGATTTTCTACAAGGGGGCAAGACTCGTCATGATGAATGACGACGAAGTTATCGGCCGCGCCGATTCGCCCAAGGGATTCAAGATCTACGCCGCAGGATAACCCGCAAGGAGATCACCATGATGAACCGAAGCCAGATGAAGAAGGAAATGCAGGGCGGGAAGAAAACGAAAGGCGGTGCCGGATCGGGCGGCCCGCTGTGCAAACCCGGCCACGCGGCCAAGAATGTGAACGTGCACAAGAAGATGGCAATGGGCGCTAAAGGCAGCAAGTAGGTCCGAAACAAACACGCCCTCGGGCGGAGAAAGGAGAAGCATGGCAACGAAAACAGACGTGATTGACGATCTGATGCCGGACCCGGAAGGTGAAACGGGTGGTACGCAAGACGACCTCGAGATCGAGATCGCCGAGGGGTCCGAAGGCGGCGGAGTCCGAGTCCCGGACGAGGAAGGTGCCGAGGCCGGCGCCGAAGACGAGGGGGCCCGGCTCGCCGAGGAAGAAGGCGAGGAACTGAGCGCCGAGGACAAGAAGTATTCGAAGAACGTCCAGGACCGCATCAAGCGCGAGCAGCGCCTGAGACGCAGGCAGGTCGAAACCGAACGCCANGCCCGGGAAGCCTCTGACGCGCGCGCGGTCGAGGCCAATGCGCGCGCCGCCGAGGCCGAAAGGCAGACCGTCGAGGCCCGGCTTCTCACCACCAGCGTGATGGTGCGCAGTTTGAAGTCGGAAATCGGTTCCTTGACCGAGAAAATCACCGTGGCCAAGGAAGGCGGCAAGACCGAGGACGAGGTCAAGCTTCAACAGCAATTGAACGACGCCCAAGCCAACCTTCGGGAAGCGGAAACCAATCACGGCAGGCTCGAGGAGATCAAGAAAAACCCTCCAAAATCAGTCCCGGCGGCCGAAAACCCGTATTCGAGGGACTGGCTTGGCGGAAATAACTGGTTCAACGACCCGGAATTCAGCGGTGACGCAGCCAAAGCGCGTGAAATCGACGCCAAAATGATGAAGGAGGGGAAATTCAGCCCTCGGACAGCCGAATACTTCAAGGAATTGGACAAGCGGCTCCACGACGAGCTGCCGAGGCTGCGGACCAAGGTCAAAACGGCTGGATTGATCGTGACATTCGCCGGCGCAAAGCCTCAGCCTGACACGCGGCGCGGTGACGCGCGACCATCCGCGGCCCTGCCGGCGCAACCACGCCAATCCAGTGCTGAGGCGCCAAAATCCAAGACCAAAGTCGTGCTCACCGCCGCGGATCTGGAGAACATGCGCAATTTCAAGATGGATCCGACCAATCCGAAACACCTGCAGCGGTACGCGCGGGAAAAAATTGCCCAAGGAGACTGACATGGTAAAAACGACAAGTGCCGAACGCTCGGTGCACGCTTCCAGAGAGGAAGAAATGCGCGAGGAAACCGTTCACGAAGAGGAAGAGATTGTCTGGGAGCAGAATCTTGCCTTACAGGCCCCGGCGCCGAGGAAAGGCTTCCGCCAGCGCTTCATCCGGGTCATGCTCCAAGGCAAGGACGATCATTCGAACATCTCCAAGAAGCTGCGTGACGGCTGGAAGCCAAGGGAAGTCGCCACTTTGCCCAAAAACTATGATGTCCCAATCATCGAATCCGGGAGGTTCAGCGGTTTCATTGGCATCCAAGGTGGAGTCCTGATGGAAATGCCGGAAAAACGCGCGCAAGCCAGAGAGAAGTTCTACGCCAAATTGACGCGCGGTCGGACCCAGGCTTTGGACTCCCAACTGCAGCAGGTCGGACGGGTAGCCGGGGGTCGTGGGTTCGGCCCGATCGAGGCGGACAAGAAATCCGTCCCAGTGCGTGAAGTAAGGGTTGCCCCGGACGAAGAATAATAAGTTGACTTTCTGGTTTTTGTAGCCGATAGTACCAATACTGTCGAGATTCCGACACATCACCGCGGCCGGGTGGCGCGCGGGCGGACCTTCGGGTCACGCGCAGCACGAGTCTAGCCGGAACTTCCGGTCAGTCTGCGCTCAATCGTGAGCAACGCAGTTCTGAAATCGGAGGTTTGCAATGGCAAACGCTGATGCCTATATGGGCTTCCAGCCCATGGGGCACGTCTACAACTCTCGAATCTCCACCAGGAAGTTCGAGATTGCTTCCGGCTACGCGGTGGATATTTTCACCGGCGACACCGTAGTCCTCACCACCGGCAAGCTCGCTATCGGAGCGGTCAATTCATCTGTACTGCTCGGCGTCTTCGCCGGCTGTCAGTTTCTCGATGCTTCCGGTGTTCCCGGGGCACGTTTCTCCCCCTACTGGCCTGCCAGCACGGTAACAACCGGCGCGGTAGCGGCCATCGCTCATGTCTGGTGCGATCCCGGCATCATCTATCGCTGCCAAAGCGATACGACCACGGCCTACGTCGATGCCACACACCTGATGACCTACGCCGACTGCATCCTGACGCACGATGGTTCGACCCTGACCGGGATCTCCGGCATGGAGTTGGATCTGGCCGCGGAAAGCGATGCGCAATTCCAAGTCCTCGGTCTGATCGACGAGCCCGGTAACGCCGTGGGCGTGAATGCGAAGCTTGCTGTTCGCCTTCGCAAATCCATGTTTGCAACCAATTAGGAGGCGATCATGGCAATGAATCGTGCACAATTCAAGAAACAACTCCAAGACGGACTCAACTCGGTCTTCGGACTCGAGTACGACCGGCACCCGGAGCGGTGGCGTCACTACATGGATGTCGAAACCGAGAGCCAGAAGTCCTACGTCGAGGACGTGATGCTCGCCGGGTTCGGCGCCGCCCAAGTCAAGCAGGAAGGGGCCGGGGTTTCCTACGACACGACTTCGGAAACCTACACGGCACGGTACATCTTCGAGACGATCGCCCTTGCCTTTGCGATTACCGAGGAAGCCGAGGAAGACAACCTGTACGGCTCCATCGGCGCCCGTCTCTCCAAAGCCCTCGCCCGGTCCATGCAGCACACCAAGGCCGTGCGGAACGCGGACATCATCAACAACGGGTTCAATGTTTCATACCCCGGTGGTGATGCAGTCGCTCTTTTCAGCGTCTCGCACCCGGTCAAGATGGGCGGGGTCCAGGCCAACAGACCGGCTACCGGCACCGACCTCATGGAGTCCTCGCTCGAGGACATGCTGATCCTGATCGGCACCGCTCTGGACGACCGCGGCATCCCCGTCGCGCTCTCCCCGGTCCGCCTGGGTATCCCGGTGCAGTTGAAGTTCGTCGCCCAACGAGTGCTCTACTCGAACCTGCAGTCCGACTCGGCCGAGAACAACGTCAACGCCGTGAAAGACATGGGCATCCTCCAAGGCGGCTTCGTCGCCGACGAGCGCTTCACCGACCCGGATGTCTGGTTCATCAAAACCGACTGCCCGGATGGCTTGAAGCATATCGTGCGGAAGGCGGTGATGAAGAGGGTCGAGGGCGATTTTGAGACGGGCAACATGCGTTACAAAGCACGTGAAAGATTTATCCAAGGATGGTCGGATTGGCGGGGAGCCTATGGATCTCCGGGGATTTAGGTAGCGGATTTATAAAGGAAAACTTAATTCTTGACCTTCTACTGAAACTGGTATATCCTTGGATATATCAGCGTAAGTAGGGGGCCAAGATGAGAGTTTGCAGCATAGAAGGATGCGGCAGGGAGCACTACGGTAAAGACTACTGCCGTCGTCATTATAAGTGGTACGTCGAGTACGGCCACACTGAGGCTCAGAACACGAGATGCGAGATCTGCAGCACCGAACTGACCGGGAAAAGGATCGGAAGACGATTCTGCGGACTCTCGTGCCAAATGAAGTGGCATCGGCAGTCCGGGTGCTATACGCCGGAGCGGGTCAAAGCGTCGCGCGGTATATGCAAGATCGATGGTTGCGACAATCCAGTAAAGGCGAAAGGTTTTTGTTCCGTACATGCAATGCGCGAGTGGCGACACGGAGACGCGAATACGCCAATTCGTACAACGGTGCCATGCACGATTCAAGGTTGCCTGGAAAACGGTGGCTATCACGGTCTCTGCAAGCGGCACTATTCGCAGCAATACCTACGGGACCATCGCGCAGAATACAATGCCAGGAACAGCGCTCGCCGGGCCGGCCTAAGATCGGCGACACCGGCATGGCTGACCAAGGAAGATTGGGCCGAGATTCGCCTGATCT